TCGCAGTTATCTATAAAGTCTTCAAAAATTTTACCAACGACTTCAACAGAAAATCCATCTATAACCCATTGTCTAGCCATCTTACCCATAAACTCAAGTTGGTTCTTGGGCATATAATAAACTTTTAACAAGTTTTGGTAGATTGACTCAACGCAGGTCGAGGCTTTAATAAACTCTGTTTGGTGCTCTACATACTTGTTCCATTCTAGGGGTATAGAGCCAGAACCTTCTTCACATTGCTCTTCTCCGCAGCTATAGTCTGTAACAAGCGTAATTAGTTCTGTAAGTTTAGCTTCTTGAATAGGTATTTCCTGTCCGCCACTTGTAAAAGGATGACAATAGACATCCATCAAGTTGTAAATTTCATTTAATTGAACCTCGCTAACACCTGCCCCGACATTAGTGGTATTCATAGTCTTCTCTGCTCCGCAGAGATCACACTTCTGCTCTTGGCCAGTAAAAGGCTTTACTTTATAGCCATAACAGCTGCCGCAATAGTAAGTAGTAAGAATGTCGTCTTTAGAAATTTTATGCTCATCTGCGAGTTTGTGGATATTCCAACCTTCTCCCCAGTGGGTATGTAAGAGCAGTTTCGCTTTTGGTACATCTGCTTGGAACTTCTTAAAACCTTCTAGCAAGTTGGGTACAGACTTGCGTAATTGATTCCTAAAAACAAAACCTACAATATATGTATCGTCAGATATGCCATTATTTGCGCGAAGCTGCTTTCTGTTTTCGTCAGTTAATCTATAAAAGTTTTTAGTTTCAAGACAGCCATGAACAGTTTTTACATGAGTATGGCCTTTTTCATGCAAAGCTTTGGTGGCGAAATTGCTCCATATCCAATAGTTTTTAATTTTCGAGGCATTATCTACCGCAGTGGGTAAAATAGGAAGAGAATCAAGTGTCGTCCAGATGACCGAATTGATTTTATCAAACCAAGGTTTGCCTACTGCAAAATCGACGCCCCAAATGTCTTGAACTGCGATATAAACGTCAGGCTTTTCCTGCTTTACCACTTCGTCTATTAAATACGCCCCATAGCTCGCCATTCTAGCTTGGCCGGGGTCTTTGTTAAGCTGCGCCAACTGATTCTGATCGTCAGGTAAAGTGCCGATAGACTTCCACGGGGTTCTTTGCAGGGTAGGTGCAGAGCGAGCATTTCCACAGCAGTAGCTAACTATTTCATACTTGCCAGTTTTGTATAGGTAAGAAAGAAGAGCTTTAGTATTTCTACCAAAGCCCGTTTTCGCTAGCGCCGAGTCCGACTGATATAGAATCTTCTTCTTCACTGATTATTTTTAGCAGCGATACTTTTGGCGATAGCTTCGTTATTCTCCTTAATGGAAGAAGATGAATACATACTCAAAGCTGTGAGCAGAAACTGTTTTAAAAATTTAGATTCACCAAACGTAAAGCTAATAGAGTAGCTCTTCTTGTCTCCGTCTTTAGGCATCTTCGTTAATGTAAAAGCAAACCCGTCTTTCTTATCATCCTTCATTTTAGGTTTGAAAGAGAAAGAAGTGTTTTCCTTTGGAGTTTTATGGAAGCTAGAGAACTCTCTGCCGCTCTCGATGCAGTCAATAAAAGAACCGATCTCAGTAGGAGTGAACTTACAAGCAGAGCGGGTTTTAGTGTCGAACTTGCCCTTTGAATTTTCAGAGTCCCAACTTAACTGTTTGAGAAGCTGGACGTAAAAAGACTTATCGCTAGTATTGTAAGAAAAGCTACAGCAGCACCCAGAGTTCCATTGATTTGGCTTATAAAAATGAATCATAAACTACGCTTTATTATATAAAAAAAGCATAGTTAATTCAAATTTTTCTCATCATTTTTAAGCTGGCCTAACTTCATGTATATCTTTCTATCTTGAGTGGTCACGAAGTTGGCAAACACTCCATCTTCTGCTTTAGTGCCTGTCACAATTACGATATTTTTCTTGGCTGGGAGTGTGCCATTATCAGATATACAATCATCGATACCGCTATTTCTTTTATTGTTGAATAGTAAGACATCTATCGACCCTGTCTCGTCTCCAACCTCAAACTTAACATACTCGTTACCGCTTTTGGAAACTTTTACCCCTGTGCAGTCAGCAATAGTACCAACAAAATAGACTTTTTGTTTTGGCCTAATATTTTTGACTTCTTCCACTTGACGAAGCTCTGGGTTTTCTCTTAGAAATATATCTCTGATAGATATACCATGAGTATATCCTAGTAGCTCGTTTTCATAATACCAGTTGGCAAAGTCTTCATTCTTGCTGTTTATGTCAAAGATACTCTTGTACCCAGAGAATCTCTTCCTCATGGTTTCTATTCTTGAATCTTTGATATACCTCTTGCCTTCATCATCAACCTTGGACTTCATTTGGTTGATAACATTTATCAAGTCATCATTGCCTTCCTCAGCGAATCTTAAAGCTATGATTCTCTCGCGAGGAGTAAGTATCTTCCAAAGCTGGCACTCTAGCACAACCTTGCTCCTAGTATACTTTTTAGCTACATCCAAAGCTCCCGCTTGAATCAAAGCAGATAAGACGCCTAAGTTAATGCCAGCTTCTGTAGATGCTTGAAAAACCTCAAATTTATTTGACGCACAAGTCTTAAAATGATTTAGCTTTTCAATAGAAGAATGAGATATACCTTTGATTGAGGTCAGTCCGAACCTTATGTTATCGCCTTCAATAGAGAAATCATCTTTTGACTTAAGTATATCTGGGCGCAAAAGCTCTATATTGAAATGAGTTAGCTCTCTATGTATTTTAGATATCTCAGCGATGGGATCCGGTTCAAACTTGCTCATCTGCAACAGGGCTAAGAAAAACTCTTTGGGATGATTAAACTTGAGGTAAACCGTAGCCGCGGCCAAAGCAGCATAAGCTATAGAGTGAGATTTATTAAAAGAATAGTTAGCCGAATCTTCAAGGATTTGCCATAGTACATCCCCGACTTCTTTATCTAGATTGTTTTGCTTAACCTTATCCTTAATCTTCTTCTTCCACTTCTTGACTTCATTTACTTTCTTCTTGCCGACAATACGTCGCAGCAGCTCTGCTTCATCAAGCGTAAATCCAACTTTGTGAGCCATCTTCATCATCTGTTCTTGATACAAACAAACGCCTCCAGTTGCGCCTAGAATATCATCAAAGAAAGGATGTATTACGTCGTAGCTATCATTGTTGGTATAGTTGGCGTACTGGTCGGTAAACTGCATAGCGCCCGGTCTTGCGAGAGCTAATACCGCACTAAGTTCCTCTAGGTTTTTTGGTTTTACCTTTTTGCAGACTTCGTAGTTAGCTCTAGCTTCTACTTGAAAAATACCTTGTGGTTGTTTTAAGTCATAAAGATTTTGGTAAATACTTTTATGGTCTAGGTCTATATCTTCTACATTTATACCTATGAACTTACAAGCTTGATCTACGACTGAAACAGTTCTCAAACCAAGAACGTCAAGTTTGACGTTAAACATTTGAGACCAGTCCATATTGTAAGAAGATATCTTTTCTTTGTCGGAGTCAAGTTCTATCGGACAGCTTTTAGTTATTTGGTCGTAAGATAGTAGTATGGCAGATGGGTGAACACCCTTATTCTTCACTAATCCTTTTATCTTCTGCGCTGTATTGTAGGTTCTTGGGTTAGAATCGCACCAATCTCTAAACTCATCTACTTCTTCGTAAGCTTCTGATATATCTTTTACCTGACCAAACACCTTGGGTATCATAGCAGAAACATGATTCATTTCTGTCTCTGATTTATCCTCGACAGTTTTACCGCACTCCTTCATTACCAACTTGCCGCTAAGCGTGTTTAGTGTCCTTATTTTGGAAGTCTTGCCTTGGAACTCTTTTTCTAGATACTTTAGTACATCTTTACGCTTGTAGTAGCACACATCCATATCTATATCACACATCAAAGAACCATCAAGGTATGTTACTCCATCGACAACTTTCTTTTTAGCGCGAATCTTCGAGACAAACCTCTCAAAGAACAAATCATATTTGACAGAGTCTATCTTGGTGACGCCTAATAAATAAAGAACGAAGCTTCCCGCCGCAGAGCCACGACCTAGCCCGACTGGGATATCAGATGTCTTACAAAAGTAAATTACTTTCCATACTAGGAGTATGTAATCAACAAAACCTAACTCCTTGAGAATATCTAGCTCGTAATGTATTCTCTCAACGTACTTCTTATGCTTCTCTGTCCCTCGCTTTATACCTAGCTTTTTAAAACCCTTTTGGCAAAGAGCTATCAAGAAGTCGTAAGTGTCTTTTACTTTTTCTGGGTTATCAATCAGCTCAAGATATTCATCTTGAATCTCAAATTTAGGTAGACGTACCCCGTGGATGTTTAGGTTTAAGCTCTCGAAGTTGTTTGAGAACTCAGTCTTTCTTTTTTCTTGGCCTGCCTCGCTTTTTTTTCTTTGGCGGGGTGGGAGGCTCTGATTTTTGTTCGCCTTTGCTGTCTCCATCTTCCAGTAATATTAATTCTAGCTTCTCTGTTAAAACTCTTAAAGTGTCCTTATTCTCTTTCTCAAACCTATAAAAAAAATCTAACTTGTCCTGCTTCCTGCCTTTTCTTAAGATAACTATAGCGTAATCTGTATCAGATTCTTCAGATAGTTTTTCGATTAAGTCGTATGCAAAATCCATACTAGGCATATATGTATTATATACCTAAACTCTACTCATATCAATTTTTAATTTATTCCAAACTTTTAAATTCAACTCCAAGTCATTGATAGCATCGTGCAAGGTTTCATAGTTATGTTCAATGTTGTAATACTTACCTAACTCAGTGAGAGAAGTTCTAATGCCTTTAACTCTGTGAGTCAGCATTCTGTATTGATAATCAAAAAAGTTCTCCTCCTGCTTCTTGAAGTAGTGTTCTGTTCTGATACCTCTGCCGATTGACAAGGTGTCTATACATTTTTCAAACAGATGAGCGTAAGGTTTATCGTTCATCTTGCACCAGTCCCTAATGAGATACATATCAAAACCTAAAATATTATGGCCGACAATATAATCGCACGAATCTAACCATTGATAAACGGTTGGAAATATTTCTGGCTCTGGTTTAGCGAGCTTATTAAACTTAGCTTGGCTGAATCTAGTTATCCTAGCTGCTTCATCTGATATCTTCAGACCGCAGTCCCACTTAACCATCTCATCAAACCTATCTTGAATCTTATTTTTAACAACTCGTATCATCCCGACTTGCCAAGGTCGGTTGTTGTAAAAGTTTAGATTAACATTGAAAGTCTCCAAGTCCATGAAGACTAGGTCTTTGCCTGCTGCTTTTTTAAAAAAGTCGTTATCCATTGAGATCTCTGATAGGAATATTATAACAATCTGCTCTGAAGTAAAAGCTTCTCCTCGGAGGTGACTCTGGGTCGTAGTCGCCCTCTTTGTAGAACCTAGCTTTCTGATAAAACTCAGACTTATCTATTTTACCAAGATACCAAGCGTAGCTCAAGTCCTTCATTACGCTAACAAAAACATACTCGTCACAGTCTTGATTGGGATTAAAGTCTGCCACAGTACAGTTGTAGTTTAATTGAGGAGCTACAGTCCTCTCCTTGGTTTTTACATCGACGGTAAAATGACCGGAGCAAGGATTATGATATACTAGGTCGTAATCGTAGGTGTCCTTTATTTCGCCACCTAGAACGTGCTTGGCAACTTCTTCGCCAATGTAGGCTACTAATGCGCCTTCGCCTTTTCTAATAGAGTTATTAAGAAGGGGTAGCTTATCTGCCCTTACTTGCGCCCTGTCGATTACTTGTTGTGATAATTTAAATTTTTTCATACCAGCTTTCAAAGCTAAACTCATTAGAACACATATGATCAAAGTTAGGCTTGGCCAAAGTTCTCTTTGCTCTGCCGGGAGCGGAGTCGGAGATGCATCTAAAGGTCAAGTAAGCAGGGAAGTCCTTCTTCTCTTTGTAGTAAATGCTCTTAACCTCTTGCGTTTCGTACTTATCTTCGCAATAACTCAAAACATGCTTTCTTAATGCAGAGTCAAACGGCAAATCATTATTTTCTAGAAAGAATTTTGGTTTTATTTGTGAAAAGTCTGGGATAATATTACCCATGCTAAACTTATTCTTATGAATAAAAGAATCGTAAAATGGAACTACGAATATTAAATCGTCATCGCTCCAGTATTTATGCAATGACTTGTAGTCTATTCTAGGCATATAGTAGAACCCGTCAGTAGATGCAATAGAAGATATTTTTAATAGCCTTTCGTATCCAGACTTATTCTTACAGAATAAAATACATTTAGATTCTGACTTTGCGTAATCTTTATCTTTTTTAGATATATCTTCGCAAGTGTTTATCCTCAACCCAAACCTTAAATCAATATTAACCTCAGAGGCATTGTGGTACGCCTCCATGAAGCCTGTCATACTGTCATCAACCAAGTAAAGCTCTTTGAGGCCAGAGTCGGCACAAATATCAATTATTGAATCTGGACCTACTCCGTCAGAGGAACCTTTTGGGTGCAGAGTCAGTATAGACCTACCTATGCTGTAATGTGACTTGAATAAAGGTAGAACCTTGTCCATGCGCAGATTATACTAGGATTCTGGGGGCGTGTCAAGAAAAAATATCTAAATATTCGTCGCTACCGGCGTGCCTTGGGCAACCTTCGTACTTTTCTTTAACAATCTTCTGGCCTTTTACTTTAATTTGCTCTAATTCAACCTTTTTAAAGCTAGAGGCTACTTGATTTCCCTCTTTATCCTTGAGAGAGTAGTAATCATATCCATCAATGTAAGGGCATCGCCATTTACCTACCTTGCATAGCCATGCGTTCTTTTTCGTGTCCGCAGCATAGTTTGAAGTTGCATCTTCTTCTGTATAATTATTTATTTTAAAATAAGCATAAGATAAATAATATTCAAAGCCTTTAAGCTGCTCCTCTGTAAACTCAAGTTGCTGAACGGGACTCTTAGGAAATCTTAAAAATAAAAATTCTGCCGTAGGCTTGAAATCTGGCCAATACTTTTTAGCGGCCAGAGTGTAAGTCATAGCCTGCACATTAGAATGAAGTTCTTCTCCTCTAAACTTGTATTTGCTGCTTTTATAATCTACAATTTTTACTTTTTTACCACGTT